GGGTACAAGTGATAAGTACGCCCACATCCCCACAGACCGTATTATTGATGATATGCAATTGTTAGGTTGGGGAGTAGTTGATGCCAAACAAGTAAAAGCTCGTAAAGGCGAAGGTTACCAAAAACACCTAATTGTGTTCCGTAACAATGATATCCAGATCACCTCCGAGGATGGTGATACAGTTTTCCCTCAAATCCTATTGACCAATTCACACGACGGTAAAAATGCCTTTACCTTCACAGCCGGTTTGTTCCGTATGGTTTGTGAAAATGGTTTGGTTGTTTCCTCACGCGAGTTTGAAAACATGAAGATCCGTCACTACGGTTATTCATTCGAAGAGCTTCAAGACACCATTAAGTCAATGGTTGAAAAGCTTCCCCTCACTGTTGAGTCTTTGAACAAGTTCCGTGCCGTAGAGTTGAGCCAAGAACAAGCCCTCGAGTTTGCTAAAAAAGCCCTCACCACTCGTTTCTCCGACGAAGAAATCGATAATATCCAGATTGACTTCAACGAATTGCTTACCCCAACCCGTCCACAAGACCGTGGAAGTGATTTGTGGTCAGTATATAACGTAATCCAGGAAAAGATCATCCACGGGATGTTTGATTACAAGTACGGTGTTAAGTCTCGTAAAGCCCGTAAAATCAAGAACTTTAAACAGGACTTGGTTATCAACGAGAAATTGTACGATTTGGCTCTTGAATATGTCAACGCATAACAACGTTTGGCTCAATGGTTCGTTTGATGTGCTCCATACGGGGCACATTAAATTGTTCCGTATTGCTCGTACGCTAGCTGGACCTCAAGGGACAGTCTGGGTTGGTATTGATACTGATGATCGTATTTCCTCCCATAAAGGTCCTACACGTCCAATCAATTCTCTCCAAGATCGTGTTTTGATGCTCTCGTCTATAAAGTATATAGATCATGTTTTGCCATTCGCATCGAATGCCGAGCTTGAATCGCATATAAACACTATAAAACCGAAATATATGGTGATTGGTGATGATTACCGTGGGCGCGATATTATTGGTTCGCAATTTATTGAAGAAATTGTTTATGTTACCCGAGATGATAAATCTACTAGTAGTATTGTGGATATGATTAATTGGAGTATATACGGATAGATGTATTATTTGTAGTTAAGAAAGGTTTGCGCGCCGTAAATTTTTAAGATATGATTAAGAAAATTACTGAAGAAGAAGCACAACAATATATCCCTTGCTCTGAGGATTATACTAGAGGTTTTGATGCTGCTGTTTTTTATACCCTTACCCCCCTTGAAGATGGTTGGGATGAAGTAACATACTATACTTCTAGAAAGAAAAACATGTATGCTAATCGAGAAGGAGATTTTGATTCTTGGGTTTATATCCTTTCTAATCCTACTGTTCCGGGAATGTTTAAAATTGGTTACACTAAACATTTACCTGAAGTACGTGCTCAACAAATATCTAATGCTACGGGTGTTGTTTTGCCTTATAAAGTAGAATGGGCTTTCCACTGCTATAATGGTGAACAACTTGAAGGTGAAGTTCATAAATATCTTGCCTCATATCGTGTAAATGATCATAGGGAATTTTTTCAAATCCCACTTGATGAAGCTAAAAATGCTGTTGAAACCTTAGGGCAAAGATATATTTAAAAAGATTTGGCTCCCCGAAATCTTGTTCGTATATTCCCCATGTTAAAGGTTATGAAAAAAATATTGTATTTACACGGTTTAGAGAGTTCCAACGTTTGTGATAAAGTTGACTTTATGCGTGAACAGGCTGATGTGTTGGCTCCTTCAATTAATTATAACAAACCTAATATCGAAGAAGAACTTATGTATATGGTTGAGTCTTTTCAACCTGATTTGATTATTGGTTCTAGTATGGGTGGTCATGTTGGATTAATGTTGGCTAATTATTATAACATAGATGCTATTGTTTTTAATCCTGCTATTCACTCACGTTCAATAGAACCTAAATTAGAAATATTAGAAGCTAGAGAACCTAATTTTAATTTCCAACCAGTTATTATTTTAGGATTAGAAGATGATGTTATTAATCCTTTAATTACTAAAGAAATTCTTGATGATGCTTTATTTTATTGTGATATTGAGGAAGTTGAAGGTTTAGGTCACCGTATTCCATTTCAAATATTTGTAGATATTTATAACAAATACGTAAAATAATGTCTTTCGATTATAAAGCTTACTTAAAAAATAACCCTTTGTTAGAAGAATTACCTAAAGGACAATGGGTTGACCTTGATAAACAAGAAACCGAAGAATATTCGGGTGATATTTTTGATTTGATTGATACAGCATACGCGTCAATTGGCGGTAATTTAAATTATAAAAATGCAAGTGACGTAACAGGTGCGGAAGGTGATGCTGACTATGAAGTAATCGATATAGACGGTGATCCTGAACCTGATGCTGTATTAGTTTCTAAAAAGAAAGAAGCTGGTAATAAATTGACTGCTTTAGGTCACGATGGAAGCTCTGATGCTAAATCGAAATCTCTTAATAAACAAGCAGATATGCTTAAACAACCAGGTAACTATATTGAAGTTTCTGGTCGTATTAAGGATATTCTTTTAGGTAAAGGTGTTCCTGTAGTTACTGATAAAGCTACTATTGAAAAAGTAATGGGAAATAAAGCTATGGATATTCAAGATGATGGTTCTTACACTCGCTATATTAGTGGTAAGCAAACCCAAAAAATCCTTCTTGGAAAACCTTTAGCATAAAATTTGGAGGAGCGAAATTTCGTTCGTATATTTACCCCATAGAAATTAAAAATAAAGGTTATGGATCACTTAGATAGAGAAGAAATGATGCTGTGGTTGAGCCAACAAGGTGGATGTCATGTTGTCGGAACTACAGAAGAATTTAATGATGAAGAAGATGGTATTTGGATTGCCGCTGATTCTACCCCCAAATTGTTTCAATATTATAGCCAAGGTAAATCTGGGTTTGAATGTGGGGTTGAAAAAGAATTAAACACTCAAACAGGTCAGCGTGGTTGGTATTTCCAATTTAACGATCCAGGAACAGTAATGGTTTGGAAAATTAATTAATTAATCATGGCTAGTTTTAAACAATCCCTATTAGATGCTCTAGAAGACAACCGTCTTGAAATGATCATGCCTTCGCGCGAATATACTGATAATGAAATTATTTTTATGCGTGGTTATAACCAAGCACTAAAAGATATGCTTGAAGATTATGATAATGACATCGAGGACGCTATTCAAAAATCACTAACATTTTCACTTAATTAATATGGAAGATTTTATCTCACAAAACGAATTCCAATCAGAAATGTCTGCAATTGAAGAAGCAAATTTTAATTTTAAATGTGATGAAATTTTATCACATGCCGATGAATTTGGAATGCAACTTGAAGTTGTCTACTCAGCTTTCAAACATAAAGAACAATTTCCTAATGCTTCATTGCTTGAATGTTTACAAGTAGGAGCTTACGAATGGGATATCTAAATTAGGAAAATTAAGATATTTTATATATCTTTATATCATGCTGCTGTGGTGAAATAGGTAGACACGAGGGACTTAAAATCCCTTGACCAGTGATGGTCGTGCCGGTTCGATTCCGGCCAGCAGTACAAAAACGTTCTTTAACATATTGGTGGTAGTTAGACGAAAATGGAATTCCTGCTGTGATGTTAACTTAATCAGCATATTCAGAAGTAGAAATGAGGTACCGCAAATTCCTCGCCACCTAACTTATGGTTCGATAGCTCAGCTGGATAGAGCAACAGCCTTCTAAGCTGTTGGTCACAGGTTCGAATCCTGTTCGAATCACTAAGAGAGACAGTGAAGCTGTAATTGAGAAGTAGAGTGTATTAATTGCTGAAAAAGGGTTTATATTAGGTAGGCGTCACTCATTGCACTCAATCAGAAACCCTGAAAGACCCGAAGTCTCTCTTTTTATTGGAAGGTGGGTGAGTGGTTAAAACCGGCAGACTGTAAATCTGCTCCCTTACGGGTACGGCGGTTCGAATCCGTCCCTTCCAACTAAACCTTGGCGTGTATCTCCTCAAGCTTATACCTTGTAGAAAGAGTAATTGGTCACATGAGAGTTCAAGTCTCTCCCCGCCAACCTTTTATTAAATTTGGAAATCAAAAAATTATTTTATATATTTATATAACACAAATATTAATTAATAAAAATAAAAATGAAAAACGTAATTTTCGCTTTGATCGCAGTCGCTACTTTGGCTGCTTGCTCAAACAGCACTGAGACTGCTGCTTGTGATTCATGTGCTACTGATTCTACTATGGTTGATTCAACTGTAGTTGATTCTATGGCTATTGATAGTTCAGTAGTTACAGAATAATACTGAGTCTAGCCAAAAAATCCTGTTGCACTCGAACAGGTTGACCTCGGGGAAAAGTTAAAAAGGGGGAGTACGTGAACCGATATCGTCTTAGAACAAACCTCCCTATAAGCCACCTTAGCTCAGTTGGTAGAGCTACTGATTTGTAATCAGTAGGTCGGCGGTTCGAGTCCGTCAGGTGGCTCAAAATTGTGGGATAGAGCAGTGGTAGCTTGTTGGGCTCATAACCCAAAGGTCGGAGGTTCGAATCCTTCTCCCGCAACAAAAGCCCGAAGTACAAGGGAACGAAGATAGAGTAAGTCCTCTACGAAAGTATGAACCTCTCCAAATCGTGTGTTGGCACAGTTAGCAACTCTGGGGGTAATCTAAAAGTTGCAAAATAGTTAGGTGGCGGAATGGTAGACGCAAGGATAAGTGGTGAGGTGAGGCGGGTAATCCACCGTAGATACCATATCCACGTATACAGGTTCGAATCCTGTCCTGACTACAACGTGTTGTTCCCTTGAGAAAGGAATGTTATAAGTGGTTTTGACTGAGTACCAACAACACTAAGGACTTCTCATCCTTAAAATAGTCAGGTGGCGGAATTGGTTAGACGCTACATAGATAGTCAACTACAACTGTAATAAACCCGCTGGCCACGGTTAATAAGAACAGCTCTGTCGTAGAGGTTGACATACAGGTTCGAATCCTGTCCTGATTACAAAATCCAGTGTTCGTGAGGTGTAAGCAACAGGAACGAAAACACCCTCATTAAATATGTTGCACGTGTAAGTAATGGAACCTTACACAAATCGGAAGATTGGCAGAGTGGTCGATCGCGGCAGTCTTGAAAACTGTTGAACCGAAAGGTTCCGTAGGTTCGAATCCTACATCTTCCGCACCTTAATACCAATTCAGGTTCGTGAACAAAGGAGGCCTGTTCTTCTCGTGTAAGAAAGAAATCACGTTAAATCTCCTCATGCTAGGTGGAGGTGGTGACCTAGCAACATTACCCTCTCGTCTAACGGCAGGACAACTGGTTTTGGTCCAGTTAATTGGAGTTCGAATCTCTGGGGGGTAACAAAAATGCTCGGTTCGTCTATCGGTTAGGACACCAGGTTTTCATCCTGGTAAGAGGGGTTCGATTCCCCTACCGAGTACAAATTCAAAAAAATTTTTCAATATGTATAAAGGACAATAGTGGTTTTTTCTAAGTGTTATTTGTTATTAATAACTTAAAACCAAAAATGAAAAAACTAATTTTATCTTTAATGACCATGTTTATGGTCTTTTCTGCTTTTTCGCAGACTGTTCCTCCCGCTCCTGGTACAGGTAGATGGGTAATTGTAGACACAAATTACACAGTTGGTACATCTTCAGCTGGTGTTACTAAAGCAAATCTTTACTATCGAAACAACACAAGTACTAAAATTACTGGTATGCAGTTTCGTGTTTGGTATGATAAAGATGCCTTTAATGGTTCTGCTCCTACGGTTGCTTTAAAATATGGTGCTACGGACCAATATATGCAGTATGTTACTAACACTACAGAAGGCAATATTACTGTAACATTGGTTTATACTGGTACTAGTTCCACTTTTTCATATTCTGATGGTGCTGCTGTTGAAGTAACTTTAACACACGCGTCTGCAGCTACTTGGAATACTTTAGATAGTATTAAAACTATGAAAATTACAGGTACTACTACATTTAATAACTTAGCTGCTACTAATTACGGTAATGATACTACAATGACAGTTTATTCTTATGGTGGTAACTTTATTCAACGTAAATTAACTTTTAAAGGTCGTTTCTTAACAGCTGCTGGTGATGGTGCTAAAAACTTATGGATTTCATTAGAAAAGAAACCTAAAACAGGTTCAACTTGGACTACTGTAAACACATACAAGACTAATACTGCTGGTAGATTTAACTTTACAGAAACTTTAGATACAACATATTGGGATACTCGTATTGCAATTAAAGGAGATACAATGTCTTATGGTAATGCTTTATCAACAGCAGACGCTCAAAAGATTAACCAAGTAATGTTAGGTCAATATACACCAACGGGATTTGATTTTTATGCAATGGATGTAAATGGAAATAATAGTATTACAATTGCAGATGCTTATTCTGTATTTGGTAATATTGCTGGTAGATTTACTTCATGGCCAAATAGTGTTCAAAACTTATTGTTCTTTACCAAAACTGAAAGAGATTCTATTAATGGTAAAACAGTAAGCAAAGCTGCTACAATTCCTGGTGCTACAAACTTCACACACTATATTAATGGTGGTGTTGATTCAGTTACATATTATGTAGTAGTTAAAGGTGATGCTAATTCAACTGGATTTAAAATGGCTCGTTTAACACCTATTAGAATTGTCAACCCAGCTAATGCTAACAGATATATTATAGATAATACCGTTCAATATGATAACGTTTTACAGACTATCGAAGTTAACATGCCTAAAATCAATGTTGAAGAAGGTAATTTAGTAAATATTCCTGTTAAAGTGTTTACAAATGGTAAAACATTAGGTGCATTACAATTAGATTTAAAATATGATACTGATTTACTTGAATTTAGAAAAGTAGAAAATAGTGAAAAAGCTATGAAATGGATCTCGTATGTAAACCCATCAAATGGTATTGTATCTTGGGGTGGATTTGATATACAAAATTCAAACATGTTAAATGATGGAGATCAAGTATTTACCTTACAATTTGTAGCTAAAAAACCTCAATCTGAGTGGGGTACTGCCGCCGTATGGACTGGCGAAAAATACGTGGGAGATAACGTCTCTAAAGACATGAATATAACTCCTGCAATGGGTATTATTGAGGTAAGAAAAATGGCTTATAGACCAAAAATTAATCCTGAATTATTTGAATTAAGAGCTACTCCTAATCCAAATGATGGCAATATGGTAATTAATTTTAACATTTTAGAAGAAGGAAAAACTGAGGTTTCTATTTTTAATATGCAAGGACAAAAGGTAATTGAAGTTGTTAACGAAAACATGCCTAAAGGTGAATATGTATACTCAGTAAATTCATTATTACCCGCAGGTATTTATTATGCCTCTGTAAATAATAATGGAAATTTTGCTACAAATAAAATTTTAATTAATAAATAATGGCCATTAAAGATACTGTAAAAAAAGCATTAGGTTTTGATAAACCTGATTTTGTAAAAGTAGATGATAAAAATCGTTTCTACTTTATGTTACAACAAATGCAAAATAACCGTTGGAAAATTACGGTAATTGTATTAGGATTATTTTTCTTCATTATTGCTGGTATTAACTCTGCTGTTTTCTTTGGGATTGCTATCCAGGAATCTTGGAAAGAAATGTTACTTATTCTTTTAGGTGCCTTTGTTGGTAACTTAAATAAGGTTGTGGATTACTGGTTCAATTCAGAGGATAGAGATAAAATGCTTATCCAAAAAGTTGACGAAGAAGATGGAACTACATTATCAAATACTTTAAACCCCTAATAAAATGTCAGAAGAAAAAGAAGAAAGCGTTATGTCAGCTACTAAAAAAGCCATTATTGGAGCTATTACTACAGCAGTTACTGCTGGTGGTGCTTGGTTCGCAACTCACTTAGGTGGAGGTGAAACAGAAGCTGAAGAAGGTACAAAAACAGAACAAGTAGCTCCGGCTCCTGTTATTGTAAATGTTCAACAAAGCCAAGAAAACAAACAGCAAGTTAAACAAGGTGGTGGAACAAACACCATTATCAAAGAGCGTGTAGTAGAAAAACCTGCTGCTACTCCTGCTCCTGCTAAAGCTGAACCTGCTAAAGAAGAAGATCCATGGTAAAAAAATGGTTTAACAAATTCATGGCTCTTGTAGTTATAACTCTTTCTGGTTGTGGTTCTATGAAAACTACAACTGAAAAAGATGTTATTGAAACTAAAGACATTTCAACAGTATCAAATTATACAGATAGCTTAAAATATGCTGTACAAGTAGTAAATGTTGATATGACTAAAGTTTTATCCCTCTACCCTGATCTCCAGGAAAAAGGAGTAGGTTTAGGATTTGCCGAGTCAGTACTTGATTATTTAGATGAAACAAATAGATTTATATTCACCGAAGAAAAATCGGAGATCAAAGAACGTATGGTTACTCAGTTCAAAGCTTCTAAAAAAGGAGTCTTCGAAGAGCCCATTGATGGAAAGGGTAAGATTAAAGCTGCTCGTTACTTTGTTTATGTTACTGTGGCCGATTTTGCTGTTGATGAAGACGAAACCGTTCAAGGTGGTAAAGCAAAAGTTGTTGTTACTACGTTCATACGTTTACAAGTTCGCTTTGTTGATGCCATGACAGGTCAAATCTATATTGGTTCTGGGGAAGGTGAAGCTACTAAAGTTGGTGAATCTTTCTTAAAATCATTAGATGGGATGAAATTCTCTCAAAGCACTGTTGGTAAGGCAACTCGTAAATCTTTAGAAACTGCAAGTACTAAAGTAATCGAAAACCTTATTAAGAACGGTGTCTTTAAAAATTAAAATATTAATACTATTTTTACTTGGAGGGTTGTCTCTTTACGGACAATCCTTCATGTATTCTTATACAGATCCCTGTACTAGAGAATTAAAAACTTTAACTTATGATATGTCTACTCCAGTAGTAGTTTCATATTATGGTAGAGTTAGAGCATTTACTTATAACGAAATACAAACAGGAGTATTTGATGCTTGGATTAATGATATTTTTAGTCAAGTACAAACTAGTCCCTGTCAAGGAGTTTTAACTTCAACAACTACTACATCAACAACAAATTTAACAACAAATATTATCAATACGGTTTTGAATTTAAATTCCATTACTGCTATTACTTCAATAGGAGGAATTAGTAATAACTTGGGAGGTACTGTAAATCTTGGAACAAATTCAAACAACAATGAACAAAATAACAATAGCAACAATAGTAACTCTAGTAATAACAATGCTTCTTCTAATAGCTCAAGCTCTAATCCCGGCAATGGTAATAATGGTGGTGAGTCTGGTAATGGTGGCTCTAACAATAGCAACCCTCCCGGAGGCGGAAATACAGGAGGAAATGGAGGAAATTCCGGTGGAGGATCTAACGGAGGATCAGAGACGGGCGGAACTGGGTCTGGAGGTAACTCCGGAGGGACAGTACAGAACGATACCAAAGAAGGGACCACACCTACGAAAGAGGAAATAAAAGAAACTAAAGTTGAAGAACAAAAATCTTCATCAAATAATGTTTCAAAATCCACTTCTAAAGCAAAAACCGAAACTCAAAAACCTGCTATTCTTTTAACAGGAGATATTGTTGGTCTTCAAAAAACTGAAGATGGTTCTCAAGATGCTAGAGGTACATTTTCCTATACTCGTGTAAAGGGAGATGGAAGTGCATCCTTAGGTTTATCAGCTGATTATATGCTCCGTGCTAAAATTAGTAATATTACTATTATGAGATCTTGGATTGGTATTAAAGATAATGGTAATAAACATATAAACCTTATATCAAGCGGTTTCTCTATAATGCCGGGGTCTATATCGAATACATCGATGTTTATTCGTATAAACAGTCTAAAACGGTTTACTGCGCTTTATGGTGCTGCGGCATCATATGGTAAATTATATCAAGAAGAACTTATATCCGGTTTAGCAATTGCTGGTTTTATGTATAAGGGAAAAATAGCTAAAAAAATTGATGGAACAATAATAATGGCTGGTGTTTATTCTCCCTATACAAAATATTATACAGCTGATTGGTTTAAATCAAGACCTATTATAGTCCCATTTTTTAATTTTAATTATAAGATGACTAAAACATTTGGTATTGGTTTAACAGGAGGTACTACTTATATGGCGGGGCAAAACGTGTTAAACTATCAAGTATTATGTGGCGCAAAATTAATCTTATAATATTACTTTTATTAGGGATTAAGATTTATGCTCAATCTCCTTTATGTGCCAGTAGACCTACAACGTTTTGTTGTGAGTATGTTTCTAGTGTAACTATTAATGGTAGAACATTTGCTGGTAGTACTGGATTCTCAAATACCTCCGGAGGTAGTCCTGCTGGTTATTATGATTATGCTTATACAGCGGATACAGTCCCTAGAATTAAAGCAGGACAAAGTATATCTATTTCATATACAGCTGTTACAAATGGTAATTATATGGAATATTTTAAACTTTGGATTGACTTTAATGGTAATGGAGTGTTAACAGATGCTGGTGAGTTGGTTCATAGTTCAAATTATCAATGGACAGGTACTAAAACTGTTACATCTACTTTTACAGTTCCTACCTCTGTTTATAATGGAGAAGTTTATATGAGATTTGTAATGCAATACTCAGGTTCTCCTACTATTTGTGGAACATATCCTTATGGAAATACATTTGATTTTAAAACTAGAATTGTTGGTGCTACAGATCCTTTTTCATATTCAGGTTACATTTATAACTCTGAGGGAGTAGGAGTACAAAATATACCAGTTAAATTTTATTCTAAATTAAAATCTTCTTCTACTTATACTTTTGAAAGTACTATTAATACAGATGCAAATGGTAAATATGCTATCTCATCTACTAAAGACGCTACAGTTTATGATTTTCAAATCGAAATCAGTAGCTTAACTATTTCATCTCCTGCTGTTAGTGATGCTCAATCATTTAATCAAAAAGTATTAAGTCGATCTTTTAATGCTAGAGACTATTATAGAATGGATGTTAATAATGATGATAATTTAACTATTACAGATGTTTATTTAGTTTATGCTAAAATAATAGGTAGAGCATGGAGAAGTCCGGTTCCAAATTATCGGATTTTCACCCCAACCGAGTGGAATACTATTAATACTTCATCATCTAATCTTAAATCAACCTACTCAGGAACTCAAACTATTACTGTATCTGGAGTGTCTAATAAAGGTAGTTCTAATTATTATTTATTTCGTACAGGTTATAGGAATTAATATTTATAAGTATGTTAGCAATCTTATTACCTTTATTTTTATCTACTTCTAACCCTTGCTATAAAGTAGATACTGTTTACAATTATACATCTATTGAAACTGTTGGTGACAGAAATGTTACTTTTGGTGTGAAAGAGACTACTGAAGAAATTGCCTCTGATAATGGATTTCAATTATGCGAAACTGCTGATAAAAATATTAGTGTTGAAATAATAAAAATTGAATCCCCAGAACAAATTGTTAACATCGTTGGTATGCAATGGTTAAAAAAAGATTACATTGTAAAAGTAGTTGTAACCATTGATGGTAAAAGTTACGAAGAAGAATCTAAAAAGAGTACATTTTTGTTTGCCGCTTTATTAAATGTAGAAGATAATAAAATACCACTTAATAAAAAAGTATTTTCAAAAACATTAGAATCTGCCTTAAAAAGTGCTTTTAAAAAAATATAATATTTATAATAAACAATAATTTGATTACTTATGCTTAAGAAATTTTGGAATTGGTTGCTCGGTAAAACTACTATTGACGAAAAAGTAGTTGAAGTAACTAAAGAAATAAAAAAAGAAGCTGAGGTTGTAAAAGAAAAAATTCAAAAAGAAGTTGTTGGAGAAAAAGTTGCCTATAAAAAGCGCAAACCTAGAACTCCTAAAACAACTAAATAATGAAAAATTTTTTTAAACAACTATTTGACGACAAAAACTCAATTAACGAAAAAGCCATTGTTGGTTTCGTTGCCTTTATGTGCTTAGTTTTAGCATTACTTATCGACCTTATAACAGGTTATATGGGAAATGCTTTAGTACTTAATGAATTTATTTTTGATGGATTTATGGTCCTAGTATTAGGTTCATTTGGTATTGCATCTGTTGATAAATGGATGAACAAAAAAGATAAGAAAAACGAAGAAACTGAAGAATAATGAGTTTAAAAAGTTTACAAGAGAAGATCGGAGTAGCAGCTGATGGTGCTTTCGGTCCAGGTACAATGAAAAAAGCAATGGAGTTTTATAAATTATCTCCTATTCGTGCTGCTCATTTTTTTGCTCAAACATCACATGAAACAGGTGGTTTTAAAGCATTTTCAGAAAACTTAAATTATTCAGCTCAAGGTTTACAAGGTATCTTTGGAAAATATTTTCCCGGTAATCTAGAAGAGTCTTATGCCCGCCAACCAGAAAAAATTGCTAACCGTGTTTATGCCTCTAGAATGGGTAACGGAGATGAAGCATCTGGTGATGGATGGAAATTTAGAGGTAGAGGTGCTCTTCAATTGACTGGTAAAGCTAATTATGAAGCTTTTGCTAAATTTTTAAATAATAACGAGGTCTTAACTGATCCTGACACAGTTGCTACTAAGTATGCCTTTGAATCAGCTATGTTCTTCTTTGAAAGAAATAAGCTATGGGCTATTTGTGATAAAGGTATTAACGATGCTTCAATTTTAGAACTTACAAAACGAATTAACGGAGGTACTCACGGTTTAGAAGATAGAAAAACTAAAACTTACAAATATTACGAATACGTTAAATAATGGGATACTCAAAAGAAAAAATAGAAGGAGCTGTAAAATCAAAAGGATATGCTTGGTTTGAAGGCGAAAAAGATTTCGATGTAAACATCGTTGGTGTTAGAAATTCCGCTACCGGAAATAAAGTAACTAACGTTTTTGATGACGTTATGACACTTTCTTACAAAGAAGGTGGTGTGTGGAAATATCATGAATGGCCCTGCACTACTGATCCAGGAACTAAAGGTGTTAAAGAATACCACAATGCAGCTGGGGTTGCTCGTTTAGTTGAAGGTCAATATAGAGGTTCACACACCCTAGGTTTACACCAAGGAAAATACGAAGCTTTAAAACAACAAAAACCAGTTAAAGTTTATCGTGATGCTAACAAAGACATGACTTATGATGAGTCAAAAATCCAAGAAGGTATCTTCGGTATTAATATCCATAAAGCAGGTGCAGATTCTACTTACGTAGAAAACTGGTCTGAAGGATGTCAAGTGTTTAAAAAAGCAGCTGATTTTGAATCATTTATGGCTATTGCTCGTAAAGCAGCCGCTATTCATGGTAAATCATTTACTTATACACTTATCGAATCTTCCGATATAAAATAACTATATAAACGTATTATATAAAAGGCGCGGGGTATTGTGAATACCTCGCGTCTTGCGTTTATATGCGCTATAGAAACGTTTTATACATATATTTATGGTTGTGGACATAAACAAAATATTTGGATTGTTTAACAATGAAGAACCTGAATCTCTGAGGGAAAAAGCAGAGATGACAGATACTTTATTAAACTATAAAGAACATCCTTTATTCTGGGTAGGTATGTTTAAAAAACTTATCCACAATCATAAAACACTTGAACATAAAATATTAGATTTCTTTTCCAATATGGATGAGGAATTAGATTTGTATGATGTTGAACAAGCCGGAGAATTTGTAGTATATAATAGAGCTTGGTTTTGGATATCAAAAATTGATCCCCAAGATAGGAAACATCAAGAATCTATCATACATTATACCGACGAGTTCTTAGAGACATACTTAAAATTCACTATTTCATACTTCCAGGAATTTGAAGAATATGAAAAATGTGCGCATTTAAAAAAGATTTTAGACTTAGTACAAAGTCTTTTAAACTAAGCTTGGAGGTGTATCCTATATAATGTATATTGGGGATACGGGAAAAAAAGAAAATAAAAGAATGTTATGAAAAACAGAGATATTATAATGAGACGGTTGGAACGAGCCGAGGGAGAAATTGAGAAATTGTATCTATTCCTAAATCGTGGAGGTTCGAGAGAACAAGTAGAAGAAGTATTGATTACCCTTCGAGAAACTATTAGCGATGCTAAAGCATTCGTTCAACAAGAACCCCTATCACCTGGAGAAATTAATCCTTTTTAATTTATGCAACTATCGGCTGAACAGATCCAACAAAATTGGATGGACTTTATTGGTTTTATTGATGACCATATCTCTGAACCACGTAAAACTGCTCTTAAAGAGTTTTATCAAAAATATGAAGACCGTATCATCTTAATGCCGGCGGCTCATAAAAAAGAATACCATAATGCTTTTCCTGGAGGATATATTGAACATGTTAACCGTGTTGTAACTTGTGCTCTTCATCTTCATAAATTGTGGGGTGATATGGGTGCTGCTCTAGATACATTTACTAAAGAAGAACTTGTATTTTCTGCTTTAAATCATGACCTGGGTAAAATGGGTTCCGAAGAGGAAGAATCATATGTTCCTCAAACAGATAATTGGAGACGTGAAAAACTTGGTGAAGACTATATGTTTAATACTAAAGTCCCATTCGCATCTGTTCCCGATCGTGGTCTATTCCTACTCCAGGCGCATGATGTAAAATACACATTTAATGAAATGGTAGCTATCCAGACGCATGATGGTTTATATGATGAGGCAAATAAGAAATATCTTATGACTTATATGCCCGAACAAAAACCTCGCACTGCTCTCCCATTTATTGTACACCAGGCCGATTTGATGGCAGCACGTATTGAATTTGAACGTGAGTGGTTACCTAAACTAAATAGTAGCGTGGATACTCCAAAGAAAGGTTTTACATTAGAGTCAAATAAAAAAACACCTTCAAAACCTAATTCCCAAACAAAAGCATTAGGTTCACTTAAAAATGAAGGTCTTAAAAATTTATTAGACAATTTATGATAATATTGACAATAATTTTAGGTATAACGGTCGTGATCTTAGGATACACGACCTTTAACCTCTTACGTAAAAACGAAAAACAAGAGGATATTCTCGTAGGATACATGACCTACCTTAATAAAGTATCAGATACAATTGAGGTAGCAGATAAAAAACTTAAGGAATTAGATTATAAAGGTAGTTTTAAAGCCGATGATGAAGTTGGTTTTGTGTTTGAACAAATAAAATCCATCCAAACTATTTTAAATTCCTTCAATATTAAAAATTTATAATATGGAAGGTGTTGTAAAGAAAAAAAAGAAGGGGATACAATACTTTACTCAAGAAACTGAGAATGCTATTGTACGTTATAATAATACTTTAGATTCTGAAGAACGTTCTAGAATTTATAGAAGTGAAATCCACTATGCTTTTTTTAAACTCACAGAAAATATCATCCATACGTTTAAATTTTATTATACGGAGGTAGAAAATATTGAAGATTTACAACATGAAGTAATTACTTTCCTTTTATCTAAAATTCATTTGTTTAATCCTGCTAAAGGAGCTAAAGCATATTCTTATTTTGGTACTATTGCAAAACGTTATCTAATCCTTTCAAACCAAAAGAATTATAAAAAACGTGTTGATACTTCACCTATTGAAATTCTAGAGGAAGACGAAAATCATTCATACCATATTGATGGGGATAATCATGATGAACGTTTATCTATGTTTATAGATGATTTTACTGATTATTGTAGCAAAAACATATACGAGTTATTCCCTAAAGAATCAGATGCTCAAATAGCTGATGCTATTCTTGAGTTATTTCGTAAACGAGAAAATTTAGATATTTTTAATAAAAAAGCACTTTACATTTATATCCGTGAAATAGTTGATGTTAAGACTCCTAAGATTACTAAAATAGCTAATCAATTATATGATGTCTTTAAAAAAGGTTATATATTTTATTTAGAACACGGATATACAAAGTTTTAGTTTTCATATTTATAAGAAACTAATTGTATATTTATGTCACAATTCGATAACGTTGTTTTTGGTAAGAAAAAATTCTCTGATATTTTAGAGGAAATTTATAATAACCAAAAGAAAAAAGACCAACAAGTTACAGCTCTTATTTCCGAACTAAAACCACTAATTTCAGATATTGGTGATGCTACTTTAGTTGTTCCTTTAATTAAGGAATATATGGAAATTAGTGTTAAAAACGATGATATTTTAATTAAAATGGCTGCGTTAGCACAACGTGCTATGCAAACCCAAACCGCAGAAGGTAATCTAACCATTTCTGAAGAAGAAAAAGAACAACTTCTTTCTGCTATGAATGAATTAAAAGGAGAAAAATAATGACTCAATATGGATTTTCTTCTTTAAACCAAAATCTTAATTCAAATGCTAATAATAACTTTAATGTTAATACAGCGGCTTCTGTAAATGAAGTAGTACAAGCTGTAAGAGTATTAAGTATAGTTTTAGATGAAAATCACCCTAAATTTAAAGAATTAGGTGAATGGAATGCTTTAGGTACAATTGAATATGAAGTTGTAAACAATCCTTTACCATCTCCATCATTACCCACAGCTAAACCTTTAGATCCTAATAATAAAAATTTCCCATTAGTAAATGAAATAGTCTATATTATTTCTTTACCTTCAACTGATTTAAATACAATTACTTCAAATAGTATTAATTATTATATTAATATTGTTTCTCTTTGGAACCACCCCCATCATAACGCTTATCCAACAGATCCTAATCTTTTACCTCCATCTCAACAAAAAGATTACATCCAAACTGAAACCGGTAATGTTAGGAGAATAACAGATCAATCTACTGAAATCTATTTAGGTAGAACATTTAAAGAACGTTCAAATATTCATCCAATTTTACCATTTGAAGGTGATATAATTTATGAAGGTAGATGGGGTAATAGTATAAGAATTGGTTCTACAGTACCTAATACTTCTAATAACTGGTCTTCAACAGGATCTTCTGGTGACCCTATTACTATCATCAGAAATGGTCAAGGAACTCAAACAGAAGAAGGATGGATACCAACAGTTGAAGATATTAATAATGATGATTCTTCAATTTATCTAGCTTCGACCCAAAAAGTTCCTTTAAAGGCCTCAAGTACTAACTACTTTAGTTATAAAAACAATGCACCACAAACTCCAGAGCAATATTCTGGTAAACAAGTGATTTTAAATTCTGGTAGATTAGTATTTAACACAACTGCTGATCATTTATTATTTAGCTCTAAAAAATCCATTAACTTAAATGCTGTAGATGGTGTTAATATTGATACCCCAACAATAGTTTTCCAATCAGGAAATGTGTATATAGGTTCAAAAAATGCAACTGAACCTTTACTATTAGGAAACCAAACCGTAAACTTACTAAACCAGTTAATTTCAAATTTAGCATCATTTGCACAAGTTTGTAGTATATTAGTTTCTACCCCTCCAGGAACTCCAATAGCACCTTTAAATATAGCTGCTACTCAATTACAAGGTTCCCTAAACGCTTTACAAGCTAATTTAAATAATTTAAAATCAAAATATAATTATACAGTATAATGGCTACTCCAATTGAATTAGATCAAATTAGATTAGAAGAATTAGCCAAAGCAGAAAAACAATCTGCCCAAGCAAACCAAAAAACTGTAGATAATACGTTAATTATAAGTGCTTTACCTGAAGATCAAAAACCCAAAGGAACAGCAAAATTACCCTCATTATTGTTTAGTTTAGGATCTCAAATCCCTCAAATTATTCAACCCTCATTACAAAATTTAATAAACCAATACATCCAAGATATTGATATTTGTCCAAATGAGGTAACATTAAATGAATTAATTACTCAAAGAAATAATATTGCTCAATCATTAAATAATATAGGTGTTAGAGTTGATCAATTAGGTTCTTCAATAACGGGTGTATCTAATTTTTTAACTGTAACTTTAGCCCTTTTAACATCTGTAGATGTAGCATCAGTAATAGCATCTGCTGCCGCTAAAATACTTCCTGTAGCCCCCGGAGCTGTTCCTGCTGCTTTAAACGATGCTCAAACTCTCATAAGAAAAACTACTTTTGATAAATTAGGAAATTCTAAATTATCTAAAATTCAAGGTGTAATAAGTAGTTCTGCGTTAGTTATTTCTATTGTAGGAACTTATATTTTAACAGCTAAAAGTTTATTAGATATTATAGATTCTTATATAAATAAATGCCAATTAAATCCTAATATTATACCAATATCGGATACTGTTAATTCTATAGCCACCGCCCAATTACAAGCATCTCAAACCCAAAACCAAACAACATACCAGGGTTTTATTATAGAAATAGAAGAAGTTCCATACACACCTACTGTAACTAGAAGACGTGCTGTTGGAAAAAATCAAACAGGTATTATATTGATTCAAACAGAATTGTCATTTACAACAAATTCACAAACTTTAATAAATGAACTTAAATTCATTATCGATAGAGATAATTTAAAAGCTTACTAATTTTAATATTTATAAACAATGAAACCATCAGATTTTAAAAAAATTATTAAGGAAGCCGTAAAAGAAGCTATTCAAGAGGAATTAAAAGATATCCTGTTGGAAGCTGTACGTGCTCCTAAAACGGTTGTTAATGAAACCATAAGAGATACATACGCTCAACCACATATTTCTCAACCAAAACAATTAACAGCTTCAGAACGCAGAGACATGTTCTCAGGAATTTTAGGTGAAATGCAAATGGGAAATCCAGCCACCTCAGCATACGCTGGTAATTTACAAGTAGGTGGACCTGTAGATACTGTTAATGGATCGTTACCTGAAGGACAAGTAGGTTTAGATCAAATAATGGCTTTAATGAATAAATAATGGCATTTGGAGCAAAGAAAATATTCCCTATAGATACTAAACCAGGCACTGGTGTTGGTGTTGCTATTCCTTTCAATGCTCCTGGTGTTTTTAAAATTACTTATACTACAAGAGAAGCTACTAAATCTAATTTAATTAATTTCTTTTTAACTAATAAAGGAGAAAGATATTTAAACCCAATTTTTGGAGGAGATTTACGAGCATTTATTTTCCAACAAATTACTACAGGGAATTTAGATTCTCTTAAACAAGATATCCAATACCAGTTAAGTGTATATTTCCCTCAAGTTGTTATATATTCATTAGATATAACATCATCAGAAGATTATAATCAAGTTAACGTAATTTTAAAATATAACATAAAAGATACAGGTTTATCTGACATCGTAGAAATAGTATTTACATAATGGCAACCAAAAGAAAAAATATCCAATATATTAACAGGGATTTTAGTGAAATAAGAGCTAGTCTTATTGATTATGCTAAAACTTATTTCCCTACAACCTACAATGATTTTACTCCAGCATCACCTGGTATGATGTTTATGGAAATGGCTGCTTATGTAGGTGATGTAATGTCTTTTTATCTTGATAATCAAGTTCAAGAAACATATTTACAATACGCTCGCCAAACAAATAACTTGTATGAGTTAGCTTATATGTTTGGTTATAAACCAAATGTAACTCAAGTAGCAACAACTTATATAGATTTTTATCAACAAGTTCCTGCTCAACCATCATCTCCATATTCTCCGGATTTTACATATGCTTTATTTATTGATCAAAATGCACAAATCCAATCAGCTACTAATCCTAATGTAACATTCTTAGTAGAAGACCCAATAGATTTTAGTGTTTCATCTTCAGGAGATCCTACGGAAGTATCTATTTTTAGTATAGATGGAAGTAATAACCCAACATATTATCTTTTAAAGAAAACACGTAAAGCTATTTCTTCAACAATTAATACAACTACCTTTACGTTTGGTGCACCACAACAATTTTCTACCGTTGAAATTAATGCTCCAAAAATTGTTGGTATTTTAGATATATTCGATACTGATAGTAATGAATGGTATGAAGTAGATTATTTAGCTCAAGAATGTATTTATAAATCAATAAAAAATACAAATCCAAATTCACCTAATCTTTCACAATATAAGGGTGATACACCTTATCTTCTTCAATTAGAACAGATCCAAAGAAGATTTATTACAAGATTTATCAATTCAGGATCTCTACAATTACAATTTGGCGCTGGCACAGCAGCTGATACAGATGAAACAATTATCCCTAATCCTAATAATGTTGGTTTAGGTTTACCGTTTGAAAAGACTAAGTTGACAACAGCTTATGCTCCTTCAAACTTTATATTTACTAAAACTTATGGTATTGCACCTTCACAAACTACTTTAACAGTTAGATATTTAACAGGTGGTGGAGTTGAAGCAAATGTTCAATCAAATGATTTAACAAATTTAACAGCAAACATATCCTTTTTAAATTCAAGTTTAAATGCAACAACAGCACAAACGGTATTTGATTCTCTAGCAGTCACAAACCCAGAAGCAGCTGATGGAGGAGGAGATGGAGATACAATTGAGGAATTAAGACAAAACACCTCAGCAAACTTTGCAACACAATTACGTAACGTAACTCAAGATGATTATTTAGTAAGATCATTATCAATGCCTGCTAAATATGGGGTTGTATCAAAAGCTTATATTGAACCAACTAAAGCACTTACTTTATCTGCTGGTGAATCTAATTCCGTATTAGACTTGTATATATTGTCATATAACGTAAACAATCAATTAAACACAGCGTCTACTGCTTTAAAGCAAAATTTAACTACATACCTATCTCAATATAGAATGATTAATGATGCTGTTTCTATTAAAGATGCATTTATCATCAACATTGGAGTAAATTTTGATATTATTGTCCTCCCAGAATTTAATAGTAATCAAGTATTATTTGATTGTATTACAGCATTAAAGGATTATTTTGCAATTGATAAATGGCAAATTAATCAACCTATTATATTAAGAGATATTTATATCCTTTTAGATAAAATTACAGGTGTTCAAACTGTTAAAAATATTGAAATTTCAAATTTAACAGGAACTAATTTAGGATACTCAGTATATTCCTATGATATAAACGCAGCAACAATTTCAAATGTGATTTATCCTTCACTTGATCCTTCAATATTTGAAGTAAAATATCCAAACACAGATATTCAAGGTAGAGTAGTAAATTTATAAGACAATGGCAGTATACAAAATATTCCCTTCAGCAGACGCTACCCTATATTCAGATTCAGGATCTCAAAACACTGGATTAGATGAAATTATTGAGTTTAGTACATTTAATTCTACACCAGGATATGCTTATACTCCTCAAGTATCCAGAGCATTAATCCAATTTGCTACTTCAGATTTAAATACCGCTTGGAGATTAGTAGGAGCTTCAGCTACCTCATCTGTTTCTTTAAAACTATTTGCAGCTAATGTAACTGGTTTATCTAAAGATACAACAATTGAAATCCACCCTATTTCACAAAGTTCTTGGAATATGGGTACTGGTAAAAGATATGATGATCCTATTGTAACGAATGGTGTAAGCTGGTTATGGTCTCAATATTCAGGTTCAGGTGCTTGGGCTCAAACCGGAAGTACTTACTACCCAGCAAGTGGATCAACATCATTAACAGTAGGATACTATAATGATCCTGATTTAACTTTTAATGTAACAACTATTGCAAGAAACTGGAGTAGTAGTGCTTATCCAAATTATGGATTTGTAATTAAACAAACTGGTAGTGATGAATTTAACACAAATCCTAATACAGAAACTACTTTAAGATATTATTCAAGAGATACTCATACTATTTATCCTCCTCAATTAGAGTTTAGATGGAGAGATTTTTCATTCAATACAGGAAGTTTAACTCAACTTAATATTTTACCTGCTACAGTAGCTCTTAATGACAATCCAGGTGTTTTCTTTAGTGAAAGCATTAATAGATTTAGAGTAGATGCTCGCCCAACTTACCCACCTCAAGTTTGGACAACATCCTCAGTTTATACTATCAATTATTATTTACCAACAGCCTCTTATTGGGCGTTACAAGATTTAGATACAAATGAATTTGTAGTAGATTTTGATTCAACGTACACACAATTAAGTGTGGATGCTTCTGGTAGTTATTTTGATTTACACATGAATGGTCTAGAACCAGAAAGATATTATAAGGTTTTAATCCAAACTACTATCAATGGTTCAACAATCGTTTATGATAACAACTATTACTTTAAAGTAGTTAACGGATAATGGCTGATCAGATTAATCTAAATAAAACAGTATACAGTAAAACCCAATATGAAAGGGTTATTGATACTTCTTTTACCCAATTAGTTGAACCAACCCCAATACCTCCTACAAATATTCCTGCTATTTCAGTAGCAGAATTTTTTAATAATTATCAAGAGATATTCTATCAGATACCTAAATTTGGAGATACTAACTCCCACGAGTATCTTATAAAAACGTCTCAAGCTTATATAGGACAAAATCAAGCTGATAATGATACTATACAAGCATTAGTTGATGAAATTACACAGTTGAGACAAGAAAATCTTGATTTACAACAACAATTAATTAGTACTCAAACAACTGGAAGCATTATATAATGGCCGAAATAGTTAATATAAATCCAATAGATCCAACCACTTTCGAGTTGCAAGAATACTCTGTAAGTGATACATCTCTTATTACCAGTGTTCAAATTGAAACATCTTTCAACCCTGTAACAGATAAAATAGAATATTTTGTATATGAGTTAAACGGTAATATTATATACAGTGATGTTGACGGTTACAGAGGATATAAATTAATTGATAACAATTTAGTTTTAGATCCTGAAGCTGATTTAAAAATTTTAGGATTTAATGAGGGACAATATAATACATTATACAATTTTGTAAGTCCTAAATTAGCATCAAATTCAAATAGAACATATTTTATATCTCAGATAAGTTCTGATAGAACTGAAGTAAGATTAGATACAACTTCTATTCCTAATGATTTAGTTATTTCTTCTTCATTAGAATTAACAAATGAAATTTTAAATACAACTGGAAGTTATTATGATTTTTACTTAGATTTTGGTAATAATCAACTTGTAATTGCAAATAACGCTTTACTTGATACCTCTAGTATTGATAATCCTACAGTATTAATTAAATTATATGAACCTCTTCCTGTTGATTTTAATTTAAATACTCAAGTATGGGTTGTAACTCAAGTTGCTGATTCTGTTGCTTACAATATTAATATTACTCAAGTATTTGATTTAATTGATGAAATTATTCAATTAAAAGGACCTAATATTAATATTAGTATTAAGGATCAAATTAATAATTCAACAGATTATAATAACCTATCCCAATTAAATTCAACTAACCAGTCTCAAGGTTCAGGAAGCTTACAATACCAGTTAAATAGCATGTTAGCTCAAACTGGTGTTGAGATAAATGTTGATTATTCTGATTACGCTAATTTTATTCATTTTTCTTCTGCACAAACTAGATTAGAAAATTTTTATTATAAATTATCTTTAATTGAAACATATCAAGCTAGTTCAAGTATAGCAAATACAGCTCCTACAAACTATTATGTTTCTTCAAGTAATATTATTTGGCAGAATAAAATTGATGAAATCATTACTGGGTTTGATGATTATGAGTATTATCTATATTATTCATCAGGTTCAACCGCTTGGCCTAAATCAAATACAACTCCCCCTTACGTAAATTATCTAACTACTTCAAATTCAGGTTCAAACTGGTTTGTATCTCAATCTTTAGTAGCAGAAGAATATGATGTTGAAAACAACAATGCTCTCATAAATGCTATTCCTGATTATATTTTAGATGATTCTTCAAATGCTCAATATGAGTTGTTTATTGAAATGATTGGTCAATATTTTGATACTATATTTTTATATACTCAAGATATTACTAACAAATACAATGCCGATAACCGTGTAAACTATGGTGTATCAAAAGATTTAGTAGCCGATATCTTAAGAGATATGGGTATTAAAATCTATCAAAACAACTTCTCTACAAACGATTTATATTCAGCACTTTTAGGTTTTACACCTTCAGGTAGTTTATATAACTTACCTTACACGACTGGTTCATTACCAACACCTACGGGATATGAGTATATAAACACGTATATTACCGCATCAGCTACAGGTTCATTGGTACCGACCGAAGACATAAACGCTGAAATATATAAGCGCATATATGCTAACTTACCATACTTACTTAAGAAAAAAGGTACCACAGAAGGGTTAAAAGCTCTTGTTACTCTTTACGGTATTCCGGATACTATTTTACAAGTAAATGAATTTGGTGGACAAAATAAAATTATAGAAGATGATTATGATCTTTGGTTTGATCAATTTAACTATACTTTTAATACCCAAGGAACAAATTATGTAACATCTTCTTTCTCACTAAACTCAGATTGGAATAGTGCGGATAACGTTCCGGCTGCTGTAGAATTTAGATTTAAAACAAATGGTTTACCAACAAATACAGGATACTACTCTCAAAGTTTATGGTCAACTGATCAAGGTGCTCTTTTAAGATTAAGATACACTGGTTCGGGATATACAAGTGGTTCATACTCAGGTTCAATTCCAAATCCATACAATGAATTTGCATTATTAGAATTCATTCCAGACGTTACTACACCTTCTACATCCGCAAGTGTTTATTTACCGATATTTGATGGAGGTTGGTGGTCTGTTTTAATTAACAGATCAGCACAAGATTTTACCTTATATTCTGGTAATAAAAATTATTTAGGAAGTGATGCTAATTATGTAGCTTATCTTTCATCTTCTACAGTTACAGGAAATGATGCCCCATGGATTACGGGTAATATTGCTTACTTAGGATCTGGCTCATTAGGAAGATCATTCTCAGGTTCATTACAAGAATATAGATTTTATACAGAAACATTAAATACATCTTCGTTTGAGGACTATATAATGTATCCATACTCTATTGATGCAAATGGTGTCAATACAGCTCCGGATGTATTAGCTTTTAGAGCAACTTTAGGAGGAGAATTATATACATCTTCAATTTCAGTACATCCTAAAGTGACAGGTTCTTGGACAATTACTCAATCGTTTAGTAATAGTACGAGCACATTTAAATTTATTCAAGATTCTACTACTTTTACAGCTAATACGGAAAGTGTTTATCCAAACCAATTCCCCGCAGGTATTAAAAACCGAGTATCTAATAAAGTAAGACAACAAAACGAGGTTTTACCTTATAGTGGAAGTAACGAATCAAACCTACCCCAAAATACAGCTTTATCCCCATTTATTTCAGTACAACAAAATGTACCAGCAAGTGGATCTTATACTCCAAACATTGATTATGTTGAGGTAGCATTTTCACCTCAAAACGAAATTAACAATGATATTGCTGGTCAATTAGGGTACTTTAACTTAGGTGACTATATTGGTGATCCAAGATTAGTATCTTCTTCAGCAGAAACATACCCTGAATTAGATGCTTTACGCGATTATTATTTTGACAAATACACTTCAAATTATAATATTTGGGATTATATAAGACTTATCAAATACTTTGATAACTCTTTATTTAAAATGATCGCTGACTGGACACCAGCAAGAACAGATTTAGCTTCAGGGATTGTAATTAAACAAACCACCTTAGAAAGAAACAAATATCCTGTTCCACAACTCGATACAGAAACTACAACTTCTTTCTATAGCGGAAGTACATGGAACACACCAGGTGTATATCAAAACATTGAATATACTGGTTCAATCAACATGTACGAGATAACAGGTTCTACTGGTATTACAATGCCATCTTTGGTTCCAACCAATAACTTTAGACCAGTAACATCAAGCACAGGTCAAACATATATTGCTCAATATGGTACTCCTTTAAACCCCATGTTAAACCTAACCCAAAGTTGGTTAGGTAGTACACCATCTTTAAGTGGTTCTGTAGCATTTACTCAAAGCAATGCTCAAGAATTCTTTAACGGTGAATTAAGTGGTTCAAATTTAGTAGTTGAAGATGGTGAATTAAATCCACTCAACCCAGTAAAACATGCTTCAACCCAATTATTAACTTATAATATTACAGGTTCTAATGATGTTATAAACGGTACAGGATACCCAGCAATCGGAAACATATATTGGGCATTTACTGAAGGAACATCTGGAGGAGTACTTACAACAAAAGATTATGTTAATGAAATTTGGATTAATGAAACAAGTAATAATAGTATTGATATATTAAATGCTTTAGAAAATTTCCAAGTTGGTGATGTTATTAATTTTAATGTAAAATATAATTTTTTTGACGGATTAGTATCACCTCCTATCACTAAAAATATTATTACTCCTATTGAATCTATTACTCCTATAACAGCGGATGTTTGGAGAATAGGTCTTCCCTTTAACAGTAGTACTACTATTAATAATGATAACTTTACATTTACTGTTCTCTATAATTCAGGTAGCAGCAATGTAGTATTAAATCCATTTCTAAATGATGTAGAAAATTATTCTGTATCAGAATACAATCCTTTAATCAATAATGCTGTTGAAAGTAGACCGAATGCTGAGTTTTTTGACGTTGATTTTTCAACTAACGCTATTACAGCGGTAAATGGTCAAAACATTATTAGTGCCTCTAGAGGTTCTGGTAGTGCAACACCTTCAACAGTCCCTGCTTCAAATTACACAACTGCAAGGATTGCAGTACCAAGATATATTGGCAAAGAATTAACCTCAGCAAGATTAAATGAATGGACTGAAGGTGATACTTCTTATGGTAAAACAGCCAATGTAAGTAATCCTGAAACTAATTTTGTATACTTTAACTATGTCGGAGGTAGCTCACCAGAATGGGGTAACCAAAACCAAGATAGAACAATTGTAAATATTCGTTATATCATTGATCAAAACGGAAATGTAACTAAACCAATTAACGATTCATCAGGTATTAATTTAGGTACAATCCAACAAACATTTGAAGAAGATAAAAATGCTACTTTAGTATTAGATGATAACGACACATTTGGGGTAAATTTAAATGCATTAAATGGTTCATGGCCTATTTTTAAAAGTGGATATAGAATTGAACCTATTATTTATACTCAAACTGCTAGCTATGATAATAATGGTAACATTATTGCTTTTGGTTTTACAAGTTCTATAAATTTTACTCAAGGTCAACAAGGTCCTACAGCATCTGTTAACGATTATCAAATGACAACATTTGGGGTTGGTGGACAACAAATAGACAATATTGGTCTTCCAATTAGAATTGATTTTGATTCACCTTTTATATTAGGAGCATCAGCAAGTTTCTTCCCAGGATCTTCAGATGAATATTATAAACCCACCGGCTCGATTAGTAGTTTGTCTGGTTCAGGTGTTGTGTTAACTTTACAAGCATATTTAGAATCTACAAATTATTATTTAGCAAGAGCAACATATGCTATTCAAAAATCTACAAATGGTGGTTCTTCTTGGACAACTATAGCTACAAGACAAATTAATTATCAAAATAGTAGAACAGGAACTGTAACATATGTTGAAAACAATGCTACAACATCTTCATTATATCGTGTAGCTTGTACAACTTATCAAAATGATAATCCTTACGATTACGATATTGTAGAATTAAACGAAAATACTTACTTTAAAGTAACCCAAACACCACTTCCAGGTACTGGTATTTGTACTGCTTTCTGGAGAACAGGATCGGCATCTAATATATTACAAGCTAGTCCTTCAGCTGGTGGATTAAACCAATTTTACGGTCAACGTCAAACAAGTATTGAAAGAAGTGGATTTAATCCTATCGTAAATGATTTTGAATTGCAACCATATGATGAAATTAGATTCCAAGGAACAGAAAATTTAGCATTTGCAATTACTCGGGTTTACAGCTCTGCTAGTATTGTAACTTTAGATCTTGATGGAAATATTCCTACTGGAACTGATTTAAATTATTTTTTTGTAAGAAGATATGTTGGAGACCCTTCCAGTATTATTCTAGAGGTTGATAAACCCGCTGGTGGAAGTAGTGGTGGAGTATTAAAACCTCAATATCTTTCTTCCACACTAGAATCTAACTTGGATACAATAATCCAAAACCTAAAAAACCAAAATTTAATATAAAGTCAAACTCATATATATTTATAACAAAAACATTTAATTTAAAATGGGATATTTAAACAATTCAGTAGTAACAGTAGATGCTATTTTAACTGACACAGGTCGCCAACTGCTAGCTCAAAATGATGGACAATTCAGAATCACTCAGTTTGCTTTAGCTGATGACGAAATCGATTATACTCTTTATAATCCAAACCACCCTTCAGGTTCAGCTTACTACGGTGAAGCAATTCAAAATATGCCTTTGTTAGAGGCGTTTCCTCAATCAACACAGGTAATGAAGTATAAATTAGTTACTTTACCTCGAGGTACAGCTAAAATGCCTATTCTTGACTTGGGTTATAGTGCTATCGTTATTAAACAAGGTGCTTCATTAGCAATTACTCCTCAAACATTAAACTACTTAGGTGGAAATACTTATGAAACAGCCGGATACACAGCAACTATCTCAGACGTTAGATTGTTTAGTCAATTTGAAGGTGTAGGTATAGATACTCCCGCTGTTCAAGCCCTTAATTTATCTAATGCAACTCAAACATTAGGCACTTCAGTATCAAGAACAGTAGTAGGTACTACAATTAACTTAAGAGCAACTACCATTAACACACTGTTCGGTTCAAATACTCAATTACAAGCTACATTAACCGTAGAAGGTAGAGATTCAGGTGCTCGCCTAACCATCCCAGTAACAGTAACTAAAGTATCTTAAAACATAGACTATGTCATTTAAAAGATTTGAAGCAGACGATTTTGTAGTAAGCACAGATGCTATTTCATCTACATTGTGGTCAACTAATGCCCCTGCCTTAGCCGCAGTATTTACCTCATCAACACAAGTTGCTAGTTCTAATGGTAACTATTATTTAAACATATATGATACTGCAGCTACAAGTTCAGTACAGTTTGCTATTGCTTATGGTAATAGTAATGGTAGTGGTAGTTTAGTATATAATACTGCAGTAAACGGTTTATCTCCTACCTCTACAATTTATGGTCAGTGGCAGGATTTAGTGATCGGTGATGAAAATACAAATTTCACTTTTGGTGGAATTACATCTTCAGAATTTTTTGCTATAACTTTTGAAAGAGCAAGATACAAAGATTCATTATTCTTAGGATCACTTTCATTAACCTTATCTGGTTCTGGAACTGGTGGTGCAATTACATTAACTGATAATAGCAATTATGTAACATCAGTTCAATTCACTGAAGCTGGTAGAGTATTTCAATTAATTACAGGTTCATCAGGTGTTATATCTGCTGGAGCTTTAAATACTGATGGTTACAGTGCAAATTCAGGATCTTATGGTTGGTTACTACCAGATATTGGAACAATCATTTTAAATCCTAGAGCATTAGCTGCTCCTGCTATTAGTGGTGGTATTAACTTCCAATACAGCGGTTCAGCAACAGCATCAGCTGCTCCTAACGTTAGTCCTAATACATCGTTGTATGTAGCTTTAAGTTCATCTTTAGCTAATTTAGGTTCAACACGAGATTTTTATATTAATGCCCAAGAATCAATTACTTCAGACTACATCTTTGTAAGACCTAGAAGTTCAGAATACAACTACTCAGAAAATCCATCATTCATTTCAGGTTCAACCGGTGAAGTATTATATAGTGATTTTATTAATAATCCACAAACATATATTACTACTGTAGGGTTGTACAATGATGCTAACCAGTTGTTAGCCGTAGCAAAATTATCAAGACCCTTATTAAAAGACTTTACCAAAGAAGCTTTAGTTCGTGTTAAGTTAGATTTCTAAAATGAATGAGCGCATACAAACAATTTTTAGCATCTGACATTACAATTGTCCCCTTTGAAGTTAACAAGTCGTTTAACTATCAAGGGGCAGCTGCTTTGACAGGTTCGTATGTTGCTATTGATAGATTTTTAGGAAAAAACATTACAGGATCTATTTTTGATCCCCTAACAGACCCTACAACCGGTCAAGTATCTACTCAATATCAACGTTTAGTATATGATTCAATTGAAGAACTATACTATTCAAATTATTTAACCTCAAGCTATGGTGATTCTGTAAATACAGGAAGTATATTCCCTGGTAGTGATACAGCAGGAAATGTTTTAGTAGGTACAACACCCTCAGACGGTAGATATTTTAATTATCTTCAAACAACTTTAACTTTTGAAAGATATTTTCCAACAGCATCAAACTCTGAAATTGGAGTAATATCTATCCCTTCTCGCTTATTCGGTAATTATATCCAACCAGGTTCATTTAGGTGGATTGCTGAAAGTGGTTCAATTTATGATGATGGAGAAGGTAACCTAATATTTTCTTCATCACAACAAATTTGCGGACAAATAATATATACTCATGGTATTGCTGTAATTACAAGTGATAGTACCCCAGGACAAGATACTTATGGAACTGCAACTTATGGTTCTTCTTTGTATGGGGTTGGAGATGCAGTTGTTGTTGAAAACTTTGTTACATCATCTAATGTAACATGTTCGTTTTCTTCTTCTCTTACAATTTACGAAACCCAATACAAGTGTACAATTAGAGAAAACGAATACAATTTTAGTTTAAACCCATCTATAATCTCAGGTTCAACTGATGGAACAACTTACGGATTTGTTACAGCATCTTATTTTAGTCCATATGTTACAACAGTAGGACTTTATAATGAAGCCCAACAATTATTAGCGATAGGAAAGTTATCACAACCACTTCCAACATCACCTACAACAGACACTACAATACTTATAAACATAGATAGATAATTATGGCAACTTTAGATCCATCAAATATAACAACAGGTAATATAATCCAAGCATCCGATATAGCTCAACTATATTCAGCTTTTGGTACTGGATCCTCTAATATTACTGGGTTAAGCATGACAGGTAGTATAACTAATGCTACAACAGCAGCAACAGCTTCATCTGCTACTAATCTTGTAGTAGCAAGTACTGCTTCAGGAGTTTACTATCCTATAGTTGTTGATGGAACAGGAACCAAACCACCTAAAACAGTTTCTACTTTTGAACTTTCAGGTAGTGTATTAAATAATATTACTGCTTCACGAGCTATTACATCTTCATTTTCTTTAAATTCTAATGCTACCCAAATTAATGGTCAATCTTATGATGGAGGATCAGGAGTAGTCTCAGGCGATTTTAAATTTATTGCTGGTAAAACAGCTATAACTGCTGGTTCAGCAACAAGCAGTGTATTTCCTGTTTTGGCCGGAAAAACATTAGGTACAAATGCTTGGATTACAGCAAATTACGCACTTACATCAGGACCTTCAGATGCTGTTATTGTAACTTCAATTTCAAGTAGTGGAGCTATTTTATTTGATAATAATTCTCCTGGTGCTCCAACTGGAACTGTAATATTTACAGGTATATACATTTAATAAAAAAAAATAATTTATGGAAAATTGGTTATATAAAAATAAGGAGGTTATCTCTATGGAGGATTTACCTCAAAACGCTTTTGGTTTTATATACGTAACTACACATATACCGAGTGGGGTATCGTATCTTGGAAAGAAGGCGTTATATCACAACGTTAAACGCAAATTAACGAAGAAAGAATTAGCAGAGCAAACCGGCCGAGGTCGCAAACCAACAACTCAAGTTGTTCAAAAAGAAAGCGATTGGAAAACATATTTCGGTTCTGCTAAACCAATTCAAGAGCTAATCAAATCTGGTAAGCAAGACGAATTAAAACGAGAAATTCTACAAGTAGTTGACAATAAAAAATTGTTAACTTATTACGAGTGTAAATATCTTTTTATGATGGGTGTTTTAGAACATCCCGAACTTTATTTCAACGACAACATTTTGGGAAAATTTTTCTCACGTGACTTTGGTTCTCCAAAAGAGGATTAATATATTGTCGTTATGATAAATCAATCTCTAGTATCACTGGCTAACTCTGTACTTGGTACAGGTAAGGCAACAGCAAGAGGTAACTATGCTTACCACTGTCCGCTGTGCCACCATGCAAAGCCAAAACTAGAGATCAACATGACCGAAAATACTAAAGGCGAAAACGCTTGGCATTGTTGGGTTTGTGATAAAAAAGGTAAAAAATTATATCAATTATTTAAAGCAGTAGAAGTTTCACCTGAAATAATGGCTGAATTAAAAGCTATTGTAAAATATACTGGACCTGAAACAGATGTTAAAGTTGAAGAAAAACTTAAATTACCTAAAGAATTTCAACCCTTAACCAACATCCAGAAATCAAATATTATTGGAAGACACGCTTTAGCATATTTAAAATCTCGTGGCATTACAGAAGAAGATATACTTAAATATGGTATTGGATATTGTGAAACAGGTCGTTATGCTAATATGGTTATTATTCCTTCTTTTGATGCTAAAGGAAATATAAACTACTTTACAGGAAGATCGTTTGAAAAAGAACCATCTGTAAAATATAGAAACCCAACAGTATCTCGTGATATTATCCCATTTGAATTGTTTATTAATTGGGATTTACCTTTGATATTGTGTGAGGGTCCCTTTGATGCTATTGCTATTAAACGAAACGTTATACCACTTTTAGGTAAAAATATACAATCAAACTTAATGAAGAAGATCGTTATGTCTTCTGTCGAAAAAATATACATTGCTCTTGACCGTGATGCCCAAAAACAGGCGTTGGACTTTTGTGAAAAACTTATGAATGAAGGTAAAGAAGTATATTTAGTAGACATGAGAGATAAAGATCCAAGCGAAATGGGGTTCGCTGGCTTCACTAATCTTATACAAGAAACTTACCCTTTAACCTTCTCGGGTTTACTTGAGAAAAAACTTTTCCTATGAAAAAAAGAAACATTAAACATGTTAACAATCGGATTCTAGAAATTTCAGAAGATGCTAAACAAATCACCCTTCCAGATTCAAGATACTATAGACGAAATGGAGAATATTATCCATCCATTACCCACGTTTTAGGTTCTTATCCTAAAGGTAAACATTTTGAAGAATGGCTTAAAAACATGGGTCGCTCAGCAGATTATATTGTTCGTAAAGCAGCTGAAGATGGAACTAAGGTACATGAAATGATTGAAGAGTATTTAGAAGGCAAAGAAATGAACTTTCTAAATCAGTATGGTAACCCACAGTATGACCCAACTATTTGGCAAATGTTTTTACGTTTTGTTGATTTTTGGGAAACATATAAACCTGAATTAATTGATCAAGAAATTCATCTTTATTCTGATGAACTTAAAGTAGCAGGTACAACAGATTTAGTTTGTAAAATTGATAAACT